AAATTCTTTTATTTCTTTTTCTGATGAATATTTTATATATCTATTATACATATTAAAATCAAATATATTTATTATATGCTTATTTATAGTTATTAAATATTCATTAATATTATTTGTTTTAATTTGTTCATTAAATTTAATAGAACTTGGATTATATACTAATGGTAAATATTTAATATAATTTATATCTATTGGATTTGTTATATTTATTTCATCATCTCTTTGATATAAATATAAAATATATGATGAATATATATTTGTATTTATATAATCTCGTATTTTATATTTACCAATTGTTTTTAAATTATATATTGTTTCATTTGTTGGAGTTTTTATATTTATATATTTATTTTTATTTATATTATATCCTATATTTGTTGAAAATCCTTCCATTAATGGTATTATATAATTATCATTATCTGTTTTAGTTGGTATTTTTTCAATTATATCCGTATTAATATTGATATTTTTTGAATTATAATATATGTAATTTCTCTTAAATCTATTAATTGTATTAATATTAAATCCATTATTTATTACCCATTCTTCATCTTCTAATTTATTTATATTTGTTATTAAATATTTTACTATCTTTATTAATGATATTATATCACCTTCTGATTTATATAAACTTTCTAATTTTACAATATATGATATATACCTTTTATTTTTATACACATTATATGCTAAATTATTTATTGAACCATTTATTATATTTAATAAAACAATTAAACCTAATATTTCATTATTTGTATTATATTTAAAACTATGGAAATATGATATAACAAATTTGATATCTTCAATATCAAGTATATTTTTAAGTTCAGTTATAATTCTTCCATAATCAGTTTTAATTAATTCATTATTATTATTTGTTATTGTAAATACTCGTTCATTTAATATTTTCCAAAATACTAATAATTTTAAATTATTTGGTTTATTAATTATTTTTCCTATAATATTTCTTTTTATTTCTAATTCTAATGGATGTATTATATAAAATATACCTTCTTCATCATCTAATGTTATTTTAGAAAATCCAGTTGTATAATAATCATATATTTCATTTACTTTATTTTTACTTCCTATATAATCTATAAATCTATCATTACAAAAATATTGTTTCTTTATCATATTATCTAATCCATTTTTATAAGTATTCATTAAATCATCTGTTATAATATTTTCATTTGGATCATTATATTTATTAAATAATTTTTCATCAGTTGGTGATATTTTTATTAAATCAAAAAATATATCAGTTAATTCTGATATTGATATATCATATATAGTTTTATTATTTTCCATTGTTCCTTTTTCATATAAATAATATACTGTTCCAGAACTAACTCTACCTACTCTACCTCTTCTTTGTATTCTACTTGATTCTGATATTTTATTTAATATTATATCTGAATTTCTTGTTAAATAATTATAATAGGCTTTCTTTTGTTCTCCTGTATCTATTACATATTTTAATGATGTAATAGTAATTGAGGCTTCTGCTATATTTGTAGCAACTATTACTACTCTATTATATGTACCTTTTGGTACTGGTTCATACTCTATATTTTCACTAAATGATATATATTTTGGTGTTGTTATATCATATTTTATTATATCATTTAAATTCTCTATTTTTTCTCTTTTATCTTTATCTAATTCACTATAATATGGTAATGCTATAACATTCATTGGTAACATTTTGTTTAATATCTCAACTGAATCTTCTATTTCTTTTTTTCCTGTCTTGAATAATAATATATCATCTTTAGAAAAAGGAGTCTTAGATATAATTTCTAAAACTAATTCTTCTGGATTTTTATTAGGATAATAAAAATCATCAATTTTTAATCGTGTTTGTTCTAATGGTGGCGATATATGTAATCTTCTATCAACATTTAATCTATCTATATTTTTTAATTTTAATAAATAATTAAATGGATATTTTCTATTATCATTTATTTCTCTATAATATCTACGATATATTGGTTCGTCTTCATCTATTGTTGCTGTTAATATAATTAATTTTAAACTATTATTATAATATAATCCATATTTAATTATACTTAATATTAAGTCCATATTCTTATTATGTTCATGGGCTTCATCTACCATTATTATATCATATTTATTAGTATCTGTATAATTATTATTATATTTTGTTTTTAATATCGGATTAGTTTTTAATTCTTGTAATAATAATCCATCTGTAACTATTCTTAAATAATAATTTTGTTTATTTGATATATGTGTTGATATTTGACCTTGTCTATCTTGTTTATGTTGATATTGTATATTATAATTTTCAGTTGGTTTATATTTTTTTTCATATATATCATCTATTTCTCTTATTGGAACACCCATTTGCTCACTTATTGTATTTGCTACTCCTCTTGTTGGTGGTATTCTTGGTTGAGAACATATTATTTTCCCATTATTATTATAATCAATCATTTTTAATGCATATAATACTAATTTTGGAATTTGTGATGATTTACCAACTCCTGTTCCTCCTGTTATATATATAACACGATTATTTATATATTTGTGGAAAAATCCAATTTGTGATATCCAATCCATTGCATATGTATTAAACCACATTCCCGGACTTTCATCATTTAAATAATCTAAATATTCATCTGTATGTATTATATTATCTTTACCTAAATATTTTATCTTCAATTTATTATATTTCTCATTTGTTAAAAAATAATATGAATTATTATATTTAGTTCTATTTGGACCTCTAAATACATTATTTTTTAAATATTTTTTTATAAAATCTTTATTATTTATATTTTCTGTAAGTTGATAATTAAATTCAAATGAAGATAATACTCCTTTATATATTAAAGATTTACATATCATTTTTGGTATTAATTTTATTATACTTACACACATATGTTTATTATATTCCATTACTTCATTATCAGTGAGATCATATGTATTTTTTAAATATCTACCTATATTAAACCATCCTATTGGTTCATCACTATTAATAATTGTTTTATATGAATTTAATCTATTTTTTATTGCATTTTTCTCTTCTGAATTTAATGAAACCCAATGTCTTTCAAATGGTATATATTTATTTTTATATTCATAATGTGTTAATGATTTTGCAAAATTATATAAATTTTTATATGTAATTATCGTTATTTTATTAGTTGTATTTCCAAATTTTATTGAACTTATTGGATGATATCTATTATATTTTATAGTTTCTTCATCTAAATTTATTAATTCTTTAAAATATATTGTTTGTTTAAATTTTTGATATGTTTCTCTTAAATATTCATACATGTCAATTACATTTATTGTTTTTAAACTTTTTACCCATCCACTATTATCTAATATTATTTTATCTGAATCTTCATATGTTATTGAACTTATATCTATATTTATATAACCTCTATTTATTGCTTCGTCTTTTTTACTATAATATTTATTAAAAAAATATACAAATACTTTTATTATATAATATAAATTTTTATCTGTTAATGAATCATATAATTCTGATGCATTTTTTAATTCTATCATTTTATTCCATATTTTTTTAAATGTTTCTTGTGTATTTTCATCTAATTCTGTCCATTCTTTATTTTTATATGCATCTGTTGTTGCTTTAAATATTATATCAATAATAAATACTAATGGATATATATATCCATCTACATTTATATCATATATTAACCATTTAATATTTTTAATATCATGATAATAATCATTATATAAACAATTATATATATCACCAATATATAAACCTCTATATAAATAATCAATATATTGTATATTTGAAAAATCTATATCAGGTAATGTACTATTAGCAATTCTTCCTAATGTTTCTTTATAAATCACTGTAGATTCATATGTATCCAAATCAATTGGTCTTATATCTAACCAATTAACATATAGTTTATTACTTACTGTTTGAATTGTATCTAATAATAAATAATAATTATCATATAAATGTTTATCTGAAAATTGTATTTCTTCAATTGGATTAACTGAACATCTATTATATTGAATATTTGAATATATATATTTTGGTAATTCTTTATTTAAATCACAATTTGGATTTTTTTTTTGTATATAAATATCATTTAAAGATGTAATTTTTGTTTTATCTCCAGATTCATTTATATATGGTAATAATAATAATAATAATCCTCTAATATCTCTATAATTATTACTTTTTAATTTTCTTTCAAATAAAATTTTATTTGAATCACTTATACCAAATTTTATAAATATAAAATCTATTATTCTTAAAATATATTTTAATAATAATTCATTATGTTCTTTATTTAAATTTGGAAATGTATTTATTATTACTTCTTTATTTATTTCATTTTTAAATTCTGAAGTTATGAAATAATAATATTCCATATATATTTTTAAATTAGAGAAAATTAATTAAATTAATTTATACTTATTAGATATAATATGATTAAATTAAATTTTAAATATGTTTTATTAATTCTTTTAATATTATTATGTATTATTAACTATTATAAACCATATTATTTTTCTAATATTTTTAATTCTATATTAGATATAAATCAAAATAATATAAAACCTACTATTACTAATGAAACTAAACAAATTAAAAAAGAAGATAATGATTCTGAATTAGATGATAATGTCTCTTTAAATTCTTTTAAATCTTATATTGATCCAACCAATATTTATGATGGTAGTATAAATTAAGATAAAATATATATTATCTTAATTTGTGTTATAGATATGTCAAGAAAATTAAATAAAATTATTTTTGAAGGTATTGATCCATCAATAGTAGATGATTTAAATAATAAATTTATTGAATTTATTAGTAATTTAAGTATTAATAATAATCATTTTACTGTTGAAAATTCTAATACTCCTGTTATTAGTGTAGATGGCTCTGATAATGATATTGATTTTAGAATTAATTCTAAAAATAATGGTAATATTATTCTTAATTCTCTAATTCTTCCTAATTCTGATAATTCTATTAATAATCAAGTCCTCTCTACTGATGGTAATAATAATTTGTTTTTTACTACTATTACTTCTAGTTCTGGTCCTGGGTCTGGTAATGTTGTTGGTCCTTCTTCTTCTTCTGATAATGCTATTGTTAGATTTGATGGCACTACTGGCACTCTTATTCAAAATTCTAATGTATTCTTAGATGATTCTAATAATATCTCTAATGTTAATAACCTATCTTCTTCTAATATTACTAATTCTAATTTAATATCAACTACTAATTTATTAGCAACAACTGGTACTTTTACTAATTTATTTACTACTAATTTATTAGCAACTACTGGCACTTTTACTAATATTACTAATTCTGGTTTAATATCTACTACTAATTTATTAGCAACTACTGGTACTTTTACTAATTTAACTACTACTAATTTATTAGCAACTACTGGCACTTTTACTGATTTAACAACAACTAATTTAGTAGCAACAACTGGTACTTTTACTGATTTAACTACAACTAATTTATTAGCAACAACTGGTACTTTTACTGATTTAACTACAACTAATTTATTAGCAACAACTGGTACTTTTACTGATTTAACTA